ATTATGGCAAGCACTGGCTATCCAGTGGTCTTTGATGCCACACATTCTGTTCAACAGCCTGGGGGAATGGGAGAAAGATCTGGAGGAGATAGGACCATGGTCCCGTACCTGGCGAGAGCTGCTATAGCTACAGGATCAGTAGCAGCTGTGTTTATGGAGTGTCATGAAGATCCAGATTCTGCCCCCAGTGATGGTCCAAATATGATCAAACTAGACGACCTTAGTGACATTTTAAAAGACTTGGTAGCCATAGATGGAATTGTCAAAAGAACAACGCATACAAGCCAAGGCTGAAAAGAGAGCTGCCAAAATGGCAGCACGTGGAGAATATCCTGATCTTGTAGTGCCTTCGGATCCCAACGAACCTATCACTGTGCTGTGTGTGAGATTTGGTAACAAATACGGCCGGGAATATGTAGAACGGCTACGTAATATGGTGTCTAGGCATCTCACTGTGCCTTATGAGTTTGCCTGTCTCACTGACGATCAACATGATATTGCCGGAGTTCGTAAAATATATCAACCCAACGCCAACTATGCTAGAGGTTGGTGGCACAAGGTTCACATGTTTGATTCTGCATTGCCTCTCAGGGGAAGAATATTATATTTGGATCTAGATGTGGTCATACATGCCAACATGAACAAGCTCACTGGATATCATCCTACCAGCTTTATAGGTATCCACGATTTCAATAGAAAATTTTTTCCCGGTTGGAATTATCTCAACAGTTCGGTATTGGCATGGACACACGGCACACAAGGTCATATATACGATCAATTCAAATCGAAACCCGCAGAGGCACAGCGGCTGCAAGGAGATCAAGATTGGATTTGGAAGATAGCCAAAGATAGAATGATATTTTGGCCCAAAGAATGGATCATGAGTTACAAATGGGAAATACGCAGCAGGGATGAACTCACTGTTGCACATGGTGGGCGGCGATTCAAAACAGTGAAACACGATGTGCGACCTCCTCCAGATTGTAGCATAGCTGTGTTTCACGGAGAACCAAATCCTCAGGACGTTCAGGACAAATTTGTCGTTGACAACTGGCAGTAATGATGTTATACTTGTAGTATGAACACTACACTCAGACGACTAGGCTTTGCCTGCAAATGGATCAACGATCCTTCCGAAGTTGACGGTATGAAAATAAATGCTGTTGACCGCGACTTAAATACAGGCTCCACCACAGTTAGGTGGTTGCGTGAACATCCTCAAGAAGCAGAACAGCGACTTTGGGACTTGATGGAAAGAAACATAGAAGCCTGCTACAAACTAGTCAGCAGGATAGGAACACTAGATGAAGATCTTAGAATGGTACGACTCTCAAGTGATATACTTCCTGTATATACTGAGCCTAGTTGGAAGTGGTTTTGGCGGCAGTCCGATGTCAGAGCATTTGCAGAAAGAGGATTTGCCAGGGTGGGTGATGTGGCTAGGCAGAATAATGTTAGGCTCAGCTTTCATCCTGGCCAGTTTTGCGTGTTGGCTTCTATTAACCCGGGCATAGTAGAACGCAGCATAGAAGAGTTCGAGTACCACGTAGACATGGCTCGTTGGATGGGCTTTGGTAAGACATTCCAGGACTTCAAGATTAATGTGCATATCTCCGGCAAGCTGGGTCCGCAGGGTGTTCGTGACGCTCTTAGCAAAATGACACCCGAGGCCCGTAACTGTCTTACCATCGAAAATGACGAAATGACCTGGGGCATTGACTCAAGCATTGAGTTGGTCAAGGACTGTGCCCTGGTGCTAGACATTCACCATCATTGGATTAAAACTGGAGAATATATTGAAGCGAATGACGATCGTGTTAAAAGGGTTATTGATAGTTGGCGTGGTGTTCGCCCTGTTATACATTATAGTGTTTCACGGGAAGACTGTCTTATTGACCATCCCAGACACATCCGCCCCGATCTTCCGGCCCTCCTAGAGCAGGGCTATAAGAAAGGCAAGCTGCGAGCGCACAGTGGGTTTTATTGGAATACCGCAGTTAATTCTTGGGCATTGACACATAGGTCGTGGGCAGACATCATGTGTGAAAGCAAGGCCAAGAACTTGGCCTCATTTGCTCTATACGAACAGGATAAAAAAGTTACGGAGCCTTTGGCTTGCGTGGAGCCTTCGGCGCTGGTGCTTTCTTAACAGCTGGTTTTTTCGTTGGTGCTCGTTTGGCTTTGGCCACGGCCACTGCTTTGTTTTCAGCACTAACTGCTGCTGCGGTTGGCTCAACTACAGGCTGAACAACTTCAACTGGTGGAGTTTCTACCTTGTAAGGCACCTCAACAGATTCGACTGGCTTGCTGCCAAAAAGTTTCTTGATTAATCCTAGCATATTAAAATCTCCTTGTAGGTTATTTATGCGGTAAATACATGTATGACATACAATTTCATTCAAAAATTCATTGTTGAAGGCAAAAAAGACAAACTCATACAGTTGTCACTGCCATACGATCGCGAGGATCTTGCACCTGTAAAATCTAAAGAAACCATAGATTATCATTACGGAACGCTGTATAAAGCCTATGTTGATCGATATAACAAGAACGAAGGTGATGACGATTTCAATGAAGCTGGTGCGTTTTTACACAATATCTATTTTGGTCAACTACAAAAGCCAGAGGGATCCAACAGACCCTATGATGCTAGTTTGGCGTTTATAGAAAAACACTTTGGTACTTTTGATCGATTCAAAGAAGAATTTGAAAAAACAGCCATGAAGATTCAGGGCAGCGGATGGGCTTACTTAGCTCGTGACGGCAAGATCAAAACCATTGTCAATCACGAAGTTAGAAATGATATTGTGTTGTTGATTGATTGGTGGGAGCATGCATGGGCATTAGACTATCAAGCTGATAAAAAAAAGTATCTAACCAATATATGGAAGATAATAAACTGGAGAATAATCAATGGCATACTCGGACAAAGTAATTGATCATTACGAAAACCCCCGAAATGTAGGATCATTTGATAAAAATGATCAAGATGTGGGTACGGGCATGGTTGGCGCACCTGCTTGCGGTGACGTTATGAAATTACAAATAAAGGTTGATCATGATACAGGTATTATTACAGATGCAAAATTTAAAACGTATGGCTGCGGATCGGCTATCGCGAGCTCGAGCCTCGTTACAGAATGGGTCAAAGGAAAAACACTTGACCAAGCCGGATCAATCAAAAACTCCGAAATCGCCCAAGAACTAGCCCTACCTCCAGTTAAGATACATTGTTCAATTCTAGCAGAAGATGCTATCAAAGCAGCCGTAGATGATTACCGTAACCGACACAGCCAGTAAACGAATCAAACAGAATCTAGCAAAACGTGGTCACGGCGTAGGCATTCGCATAGGTGTTAGGACTACAGGGTGCAGTGGGCTAGCCTATGTGTTAGAATACGTGGACAGTTACGAATCTGAAGTAGGAGTAACTAATTTTGCACATGACGGATTTGTTGTGTTAGTAGATGCCAAAAGTCTAGCCTATTTAGACGGGTTGACCATGGACTGGGTCCGCAATGGGCTCAATGAAGGCTTTGATTTTATCAATCCCAATGAGCGCGACCGCTGCGGCTGCGGCGAATCATTTAGAATTTAGACACAGGTAAGTCTAAACTAGCAGGTAAATTCCAGATCTGTTTTTGTTCGACTCCTGTGCGTTGAGCAAATCTTTTGGCATCACAAGACCCACAACAATGAAAGAAATTGTTGCTGAGGCGTTTCTTATCCATGTGTTTGAGATCTCTTTCAAATATCGAATCACAGTCATCACATCTCAACACTACTACAGTCTTTTTTCTTTTATATTGATGTTCGACTCCGTGTTTACTGAGTCTAGAGTATTGATTTAGTTGAGTTTTGGTTGTGAGAAACATCTAGTATTTACATCCGGCTTATAAAACTTTGGGCTAAATATTAGAGCATTTGCTCAATCTAGGATTCTAACCATGGCAAGAAAGACTATTGATATCGGCACCGTTGGCAACGACGGCACCGGCGACAGTATAAGAGATTCATTCCGTAAAGTTAATGACAACTTTAGAGAACTTTACAGCTCACTAGGGCTCGGCGAAAGATTACAATTCACAGGCCTAGAAGATACTCCTGCTACCTACGTGGGTCAGAACGACGTTGTTACTGGCAATACTCCTGTAGTCACTGTGAATAACACAGAGTCAGGACTGCAATTTAAAAAACTTGTTGCAGGCAGTGGTATCAGCATTGATTTTACCACTAACCCCAATCAAATTGCAATTAATGCGGATTTTGCCGAAATAGCTGCTGATACAACACCACAGCTGGGCGGCGATTTGTCCATGCGCTCTGGTGGTAATCAATATCGTATAGTTGATGCCGGAACAACAATTAGCCCGTTGGCACCAATTTACAGTCACGAATTAGTTAATAAGAATTATGCAGATTCTAAAATATCTAGATTTGGGGTCAATGCCATAGATCCTGCTACAGGTCTTACAGATACCAGCTTTGGACGTATGAGCGGACCGCTGATACTTTCTAGAAGTCCAGAACCAGATGACGACACAAATTACGGCGGATTGATCGCAGCTACAAAACAGTATGTTGATAGTTCGGCATTTGGTTCTAGTGTGAATTTGTATGTGGCGCTCAGTGGTCAAGATGATCGCCCGGGCGTATCTCAGGCACTGCAAGGTCGTGCTTTGGCCTATGCTTACAGAACTCTCGAAGCTGCTCTCAAACGTGCAGAACAATTGGTTTTAGAATCACGATCTATTATTGGGCCTTACGAAAAAACATTAACTTTTAATAACGGAGCTACCGAATGTTCGTTGACTGCCATTGAAGAATCTCCTACATCTGGTATAGATTTCGCTGGCACTATACGTATGAGCGTAGACACTGTTGTAATTAATACCGTAGGTGCAAATTATTATCCCGGTGATATACTACAAGTCTCCGGAGGAACTGTGCCTTCAGGTGGTGGGGCTTGTTTAATAGAAGTATTAACTACCCTAACTACTCCTGGTGCTATTGTTACTTTTAAAGTCGTCTCTACTGGAACATATACTGCACTACCAGGTGCTACTGCTGTGCCAACCACAATCAGCACTAGTGCTGCACCTGTGGGGATCGGTCCTATAGGAACTGGTGCTACTTTTGATATCAGATACAAAGTGGGATCAGTATCTATTAGTAATGGCGGCAGTGGGTATAGTTTGGTTTCTGTAAGAATCACAGGTGGCGGAGGCACTGGAGCATTTGGTTCCGCTGTGGTCACTGGCGGATCGATTACCAGTATCACTATCACAGACAAAGGTTCAGGCTTTAGTTCATTGCCAAATTTCGTAGTGGACCTTCCTAGATTCTTGATCTATACCGCAGGCCTGCGCACAGACTTCACAGGTGATGTTACTACCAATACTGTTGAAGCTGTCCGAGGACGTGATATACGCGAAGGACTATTTCTTCGAGGCAAGACCAGCAACGCATTGGCCCAGATTGTGGCACATTCAGGACAACTAGAAAGTGGTGGCAATGAAATTTTTGATGTGGATATCTTGTCTGGTAATTTTCAAATAGGTGAAAGTATAACCTATGGAGACATTGCTAGAAACATACAGATTTCTGTGCTGGTAGAAAGTGGAGAATATTTCGAAAACTATCCACTAAAAGTTCCTGCAAACGTTTCTGTAGTAGGAGATGAATTCCGTAGAGTTATTTTTAGACCTCGTCCAGGCACATCTGCCAGTCCTTGGGCATTTAATAAATTCCGTAGAGATCCAGTCATCGATGGCCTTGATGTGGTCACACAGGCCTACGGTTATCATTATCTACAGAACAGCACTCAACCTGTCTATCCCAAAATACAAAACAAAGGCGGATATGAAGCAGCTGCGGACCTGATTAG